ATTTGGTTAGCCGGAGGAGTTGCACTAATAAGCCCAGTAAACTCTACATTTAAAGAACCATCACCTTGCAAAGTGTGATGTTTCCATGTCTGCATGTAAGTATAGTTACCTGAAACAGTAGACAAGGCGGGGTTGATGTTTAAGAATCCAGCAGACTGTGAACTGGTCATTGTGGCTGCTGCGTATTTCCAATCACCTGTGTTTTGAGATGTAGTTGTAAAGTTGAATAGACTCAGCATGGTATCAAGACCCGCTGAAAGCCTATTATCCTCACCCACATGCGGAGTTCTAACCAAAGGAGTACCTGTTATTGACCCTGAGTCCATTCTTGATTGAATAGAAGCGAAGCCAGCCTGACTAGATATAGCAGGAAGATTAACTTTAATATTACTATTCGCGTCTATGTTTGTGCCGCCCACTAATACATCTAATGCCATTTTAATTCCCCTTTAATCTGCCCAAACCCATCGAACTGTAAACTTCCCTTGGTGTTTATGTTCTGATCGAGCATAAATAGTGAAGCCTGTTGATGCCGTTGGTGTGCCGCAAGTTAATGCCATCAATGCTGCTGCATACCTATGATCCGAAGCTGTATGCCCTATGGCTGTATCGTCACCCATAAAATAAGCTTCTGCCTTGCTCGTGGCACTTATGGTGCTTAACCCAGTAACCGCAACAGTTGCCTCGTTACTTCCTGGATATGCTCCGAAGTCTATTGTTGCTGTACCTTGACCCGTTGCCATCTTAAGTTACCGTATAAGTTCCATTACTAGCATCAAGCGTAGGCGTGTAAGTATCGCCAGCCACCATCACGGTAGCAGAGCCTCTATCCCAGTATCCAATACACTGAGTATTAGTCAGGTTGTAAAGGATAACGTATTGGAAAGTAAATCCACCACCCGAAGCTGTCCAAGTAGGACTAGCAGGAGCAGCTAGGACTAATTTATACACGCCTGCTGTTTGAGATGAGCTTGTAACCGTACAAGATACACCGCCCGCAGTATAGCCGCCTGACGTTGCAAGCTCAGTAGCACTTGCTGCCGTGGTGTTAGTAGCTACGTTGGGAGCAGTATTAGAAAGTATTAGCTTCCATGAGTCAGTGCCAGCATTAGCAGCTTCTTGCAGGACTTCTGTACCAATTTGGTATTTTACATACGTTAAAGTTGCCATTATTGAACCCCTATAATTTTACCGTTTGCATCTCTAACCACTGACCTTGGTTGTCCCATCTTTTCTAAAGCAACCTGGAAACCTTGCAGCGCCATAGCCAGAGCATCATTTGTGTGAGTATCCATTGCCATATCAGTCATGTCCTCAGTGCCAGATTCAACCTCCTTGCTCTCGATGTCCATTTGCTTTAGCAATATGGCTGTTTCAGCATCAAGCTGTGCTTTCTGTCTATCAAGCTCCATCTTTTCATGCTCTAGTTGAAGTTTAGCTGCTTCAATACCAGTATCTTGAGGTTGAGAATCAATTTGAGCCTTTAACCTTGCTGTTTCAGCGTTGTATTGGTCAATCTGTAGCTTATGTGCTGCGTTTTGCTCTGCTAATGCTCTAGCTTGTGCATCGAGTGCTTGCTTTTGTTCCTCACCTTGCTTGGTCTGCAATTCTTGCTGCATTTGCTGGATAATTTGGTCTTGCTGTTGAATATGCTGGCTTGCATTATCCATCGCCTGCTTGACTTGAGGCGGTATGTCACCCTGACCTTCTTGGTCTTGCAGTTGTGGCGGTAGCATTTTCTTCATGCGGTCAGCTATCTTGTCAGCATATGGCACATCCATCGACTTCATGATAAGGTCACCAGCAACTTGCATTAGCTGCGGATTACCTTGAACCATTTGAGTCAACTGTGCTGAACCTTCGATACGCTTTGTCATGTAGCTTGGGCCAGTATCAATCACCACGTCATAAGTGCCTATTGTCGGATTGAAAATCTTTTGAATGTCTTTTACTCCTACCTCAGTATAAGACTCTTGATGTTGCGGATCCATTGTTGCATGGTCAATCTCACCATCAATGCCAAGTGTTCTGACAACCCGCTTAGTGTCTAGCACCTTGCCAGAGCATATCAGCTCAAGAATAACCCTGATCTCATACTTCAATGCACGATTAAGCGCGTCCATAAAGTGGAAAGTTGCAATCTCACCCTGTAGCTTTAGGCGTTGAATACCAATACCACTAGATGCTTCTGACTTCTGCCCGAAGTTAGCAGCCTGCTGACCTGACGCCGCTCGCATTTGTTCAGTTGACATTTGCAACAGTTGCATTTGAGCTGTAGGAAGCACAGCACCTTGCTGGCGTTCAGGCTTAGGGATTGGATTGCCAGAATCGTCAATATGGTTGTACGGTAGATAAGCAAGGTTTTGGGTATTAGCTTGATCCCACTTTTGCTCATAACCCTCAATAGCCTCAGCCGGGGCGATATAAGGGATTTTATTCTGTAATGCGATTGTTTCAATAGCTGCTGAATAAGCATAGTTAACCATACGGGCAGGGTCTTTAAGGTCGCGGACAAGACCCTTTTTAACCGTTTCTCCGTTAACCATCATTTCTTTGCCAATAACCTCAATTATAGGCAATGTGCCTCCTACCCAATCAGTCGTGGAAATTGGCTCGTCATGATTGCCGACTAGCTTATGGATTCTCCACTGCTTGCGTTTAGTCTTACGTGTCTTGATCTCACCTGACTCAGCCATAGGCTTGAGCAAAGCAAGAATCTCAGGCGGTATCTTGCTCTCGCATTCTGCTGTGCCATCGGGTAACTGATATAGCACATCATCAATAAACTCTAAGCAATAGTAATCAGCAACACGTACTGTATCATCTTTGACCCAGCCACGCACCTTGTCGTCTGTCCATGACTTAACATCAATATCAGGCCACATACGCTGGCATTCGTCTTTAGTTATGTCCTCAAAGACAAAACCCCACTCGCGGTCTGACTTGTCTAGCTCTTTGTAAAAAGGATCAAGATATACCATACCAGGGTCTAAGATAGGCTTGATACGGATAACTTGATCGAAAGATAACTCACTCTCATACTCGGTAACAATCCTCCAATAGCCTTCACCGCCTGCTATTGCGTGTTCAATTGCGATATTGTGGATGTCGTTGCCGTTCGAGGTGGATTGAATGTTACGGATTAAATCGCTAAGTATCTCAGCGGTTTTCTTGTCTGAGTAGTCATCGACGGGAAGAACCTTGCCTGTTGGCGGGTTTTCTTTGATCTGGTTGACAATCTGGTTGACGTGTTGGGCTGTGATGTTGATTGTTAAGCACGGTCTACGCTCAATGGTAGAGCGTTGAAGTGCTATATTTTGAGGCCATTGCCAGCCATTCGAGCTATCTCCCAAATAAAATTGAGTGTCTTCAACGGCTTGAGCGCGCCCAGCAGAGCAAGCTGTCTTTGCAAGCTCATACCGTTCTTTAGCTTCTTCGACTATGCTTTCGCTGGCTTCATGGTCTTTGCTCATTTAGGTTCTCTCATCAATAGCACAACAGGCTCAGTTTGAACCCTTGTAAAGTCGAAGCGATTATACCACAACTCCAATTTATGTGTATCTGGCATTAATAGCAGCATTTTACCAGCATTATCGGCCTCTTTGCATACACTTTCAAGAAGTTTAGAACCATGCCTATTGCCTTTCATACCTGCTTTAAACTTTGCTACCTCTCTCACGTTCTCACGCAACGAGATAGGCAGCGCCATCGAGTAACGAACCTCGCAGGTAGCCGATTCATATTGCCGACAACCAAGCATTTTAGGAGTTTGCAAGTTTGTATTCCTTGGTACGTTTGTCTAACTGCACAGTGGCAGGCACGAATAAAGGCTCGAACCTATCGCATTCAACCGTTCCGAGCTTCATCATGACATGCCCAGCAATATTGACTTGATACTTACCAGCTAGGCATTGCTTCATCGTCACAGCGTCATTAAAGTGCTTGCATTCGCTACAGTTAATCATGATCCCATCCATCCGTCATTAGTTAAATACATATCGCCACTTGCTTTCTCTTCTTTCTTTGGCTTAGAGGTACGTCTAGCGCCTTCACACGCATAGCGTAATGCGTCTATAACGTGGTTGTCCTTGTCGTTCAATAGAGGTAGCACCAGACCAGTCAGAGGGTCAATCTTATAGCTGTATAAGGTTAGCTCGTCAATTGTATGAATGCACCTAGGATGCACAACTATATCATAGGATTTAAGAAACTCGATACCTTCCTCCACTGACCTTGCGCCCTTAACCGCTGGCATGATCTTAGGAAATCCATTCTTGCGTAAGTGGTTAATTGTTTCAGGCCGCGCGCTATCGGCAGTCATATTCCACTTTTCACTGTCTGGAATAGACAGGAACAGATCCGGCGTATCTACAATGTCACAGCCTACACGGTAAGCCTCATAAGGTATGTAGAGCTTTCGTCCTACAATGTAGGCTTGAACCAATACTGTTGGGTCAATGCTGAATCCCCAGTCAGCGCCTTGGCGGATGATTGCCTCTTTATCAACATCGAACTCTTCAATAGTCCAGTTCTTGAACACCCGCGCTTGTGAGTTTTGCTGATACTCACCAAGCCAAACGTGGGCGAACTTGTCAGGGTCGCGCTTCATATCGTAATCAATCTCAGCTTGCAGCACGTCAGGCAGCCAAGGGTTGTCCCGGTAGTTTACCTGCACCACAATAGAATCAGGCGGTGGATTGTCACAGCGTAAGAACGAGTCTATCGGGTCAGTTGCGAGCGAAGGATTCCATGTTGCCCATATCTCTGAGCCTTCCTTACGAATTGTTGGCCGTAATA